GGATGGCTCCTGCGCACTTCCGCGCTGAACGGTGTCACGTGCTGCCCACCTGGGTTTCCAGGATTTTGCACCACACCAGTCGCGAGTTCATTAGATTCCTGCATTAGTGAGAACGGTAGGGCCCCTCACCTACACCACGCCGTTTTCCTTCGTGGCCAGGTCCCACCAACACAAGAACCATCAACAACTCCACGACCCCGGTCTCGCCGGGGAGGGCCTTACGACTCTTTTTCGGGCCCGTCGGCCCATTTTATCCGGCCCAAGTGAGAGCAAGCGCATATTGACGTCAAAATGTAATTGCCCGCTGCGCCGCCAAAGCTCCGGCCCCAGCCGCGCCGATGTAGCCCCCAGCAGCATACCCGCGAGCAGCTGCCTGGAGAATCGGAGCGGCATGTTGCCCGAGCCACCAGGCACCCTTACCAAGAGAATTAAGAACCTCCTGGAGGGAGTTGCGAGAAGCAACTGCCGAAGTGGGAGCCTGGACGGCAGTCCCGCCGTTGGGAATCCACTCATACACCAACACAAGTCGGAAATTAATGAAACCCCCAGCCGGCAAGCCATACCCCAGCATAACCATGGAGGAAGCGCTCAAGTCACTAACGCCCCCATTGCCAAGGCCACGCTGATCAACAACCCCCGGGATGAACTTAACCTCGTGGACCACCTCTCCAGTACGATTAATCACCTGACAGTAATTCTGGAAAGTGGCAGTGCCGACTCCGGTTTGGCCACTCAGGAGCATGTTGGAATTGGGAATCAGGGCTGACCCAATCCAACCGGACCGATTGAGCTCAGTGCCCGTATAAACTGCTTGGAGACAGCCAGCGATACAGCGTGCCCAACGGGCATTATTTTGAAGAAACCCAATATCAGTCAGACCTGCCACGGTACCCACGGTTCCAGTACCACCTAGCGTAGTCTGGCCAAAATTGACCAGATCAGTGGAAGTGGAACTCCAATTGCTTGGAGTAACCTCAATCTGGAAATCCGTGTTGAGACCGGACATAGGAGTAAAATTATACTCAAATCTGATCAGGTTGCCACTCTGAACACCCATACTAGCGAAAGTAGGGTGGACAAGAGCAGCATTGCAAGGATCAACCAAAAGATTACGATACGCAAGGGCCGCGGCATCTAGCCCCTTACCCATAACAACGGGTACGCGTGTCGATTTATTTGTTGCTTTGCGATTCTTTGTCTTAGTCATTTTGCGCTTAGTCATGCTCTCACGACGCGTCAGGGGGGGACGTGTCACGGAATAGCACACAGGAAACTGTAATCCACGCCTGTTTCCCGACGGAGAACGTCCAACAGGTTGCCATCTGCCTTGCGGAGGGCCTCCTCAAGCTGAACCTGAAGAGAAGGCAGTATGCCAAAGGCTTCCCAAAAGGACACTCGGGTATTATCGTCCACATCTGCAACTTTGCGCGCCATCCCCGCCGATAACCGCGCAAACCCTGACTCGAGAGCGGGGTGCTTGCCAATACGCACTCCACGTCCCATGCGCAGCAGAGCCAGGTAGAACTCTTGGAAAACGGGCACCCCACCAGCCATGGCCAAGCCGCACTCTCCAACGGCGGTGGCGTAGCCCAGGGCCATCGTGCGCTGCTCTAGAGGCAGTACGCTGTGGCAATCCTTGGCCATCGCCACCAATCCGTCGCGGCACATGACCCACCCACTCGGTGTCCATAGTGGATGCGTCTGGCAGAACTCAATCTTCTCAAAGACCCTCACCGGCTCCTCGACCTTCATCGTGAATCCCATTTCTAGGAACCACTGCGTTAGGCCGGTTGTAAACCGGGGAAGATCCTTCGCCTCCATGATGACGACACAATCGTCACCATTGTTCGCCAGACTGGCTGTGATTCCACGCTCTCTCAGGTAGGAGTACACCATTGCAGACATCAAAAGGCAATTGCCGAGGGCCGTGTTCATGTCACCAGACATGCGACAACCCTCGACCTCATACCGAATGTGTCCGTCAGTGGCCCGAGCCACACCCCGGTTCCTCACCTGCCACTTTAGCAAGCGAGCAAGCTCCCTCCGCTCTGAAGGATAGAAGCAGTCGAGGTACACCCCGTGCTCCCACTCCAAAGCGTCCAAAGACACGTGTTGGTCGAACCGCGACGCGTCCAGGCCAACCGCAACTGGGCGGCTATACCTGTCCCACTTCTCGCGCATCAACCTTCCAGAGTCCGCTGCATTGTAGCCCTTCAACACCGTCACTTCTCCGAAAACTTGTGCTATCCACCTGTAAACGCTCTTCTCGAGCCGCTTCAGGTAGGTCCCAACCACCGCGTTGTACCGAGGTGTCCTAGGTTGAATCACCCTAGGCGCAGGATCCCCCTTCTTCGAGAGGTTAATCTTCTCGGCTTTAACGAAAGTGGTCAGCCAAGCGTCACGGGGCTCCACAGGGCGCTGACTAAGGCTCTCGACCGCCTCCGCATACACCTTCTGCCTGCGGTCACCGGCATACATCCCGACAAAATCGTCGAGAGAGCACGGCGCGGCAAGCTCGATGTGCTTGGAGAAGGCTTCCTTGAACCCTGACAGACGCTCCGCGAAAACCCCGGGAGCTGGCCTCGGGGGGGCAGCGAGTCCGTCCCTCGTCTCGACGTGGTATACTCGCTCCATGAGCCCCCTCCTAAGGTTCACCAGGTTGTTGTTGTGCACCCCAAACTCAATGGGGCCACTCAGGCCAGAAACCCGGTAAACTGACCTCTGACTAGCGGGAGTCCCGTACTCTTTGACGGCCATCCGCGCGGCCAACGGGCCAACCCTGGTGATCCCCGTGGTCACGCCGCCAATTTTGTACAGGCACCCCTAATGGTTGCGTTGCAGCACCAGCCCGACGCCGCCCCGCATGTTCACCAGACCACGCGTGGCTTCCTGGCGCTGCTGCACAGCCCATGTCGCCTCCATCCTGGCAACCCTCACCTCCGCTGCGCTGGGAGTGAGGATCCCAAGGACGATCTCATCTTTCACCCGGGCAATGTCGGCGTCGCGGACGCTCTGGCTACGCATCTGCCTGGTCAGCGCCGTGGTGATGCACACCCTGTCGGCTGCTGATGACCCTCGCCAGGCAGTGGGAAACTGGGCCTTACCCCAGTTGACCCAGTAAGCCACGAACCCGCTGCGCCTCCTGCGACGAATGCGGCGGAGTCTCACAGGGCGGCCGTCCTCCCCACGACCACCAGACTCGACCTCGATGACTTCCTCCGTCACCGACTCCAAGCTGAGAACCTCTCCCTCACCCGCGTCCGAGTGAGACTCGAGGAACTCATCCACGTCGTCGATGTCAGTGCATGCAAGCAGCTCGCGTGCACGGGCCTCATCGGCCCAGCCAACGCGTCCGCCCCGGTGGCTCCAGCGCCACCAGATGGCGGTCATCACCGCACACAACACCAA